CCAATCATAAGGAATATCAATATTTAGAAGATTATCTACTCTTCTATAAATCCAGCCCTTGAAGTCTGGTATACTTGCATTATTATTAATAGTTCCCCAAGAATAAGATCCAATTGCATCTATGTTATAATAAATTGTATCTTGAGGATAAATTTCTGATTGTGCTATGTAATATATTTGTTTGTTAGAAAGAGCAGCTACAATAAGAGGTTCGCCAGAAGCTGCTGTTTTTACTGTTTGATCATTGATTGATTGGTTATTCCATTTAAGAACAAAATCTGAAATTCTATATAGTTGACCACTTAATAATCCGCTAATTGCTTTTAATCCTGTTAATGTGGAATATGTTGTATTTAAAATTTGATTAGATCCACCAGCGAAAGTTTTAATTCCAGAAATAATTTGGTTGCCAGTCGTAAAGACGATGTTGCTTGATGTGGAATTAATGTAACCACTTAAATTATTAATTCTTGTGTTTAAAGTTGAACCTGTAGAAGCAAGGTTTGCCGTCGTTGCATATGAAGTTAAATCTACTCCAGTTAGTGCTGCGTTTCCATTTATAAAAAGCCCTCCAGCAATAATATTTCCTGTTCCAATATCTATAGTTGCAGATGGACTAACTACATTAACTCCTAATTTTCCACTTACAATATTAATATATGATTCGGTTGTTGCTCCAATTCTTACGCTATCTCTATTATAATTTTCTTGATGAGCTCCATAAGCGTGACTATTAAAACCATAAGCTTTATTATTAAATCCAATAGCAGAGGTTGATCCACTCTCTACTCTATTCAATCCTCCAACAGCAACTCTTGTAATAACTCCTGCTGGAACATTTAATTGATTTGCATCAAGATTTCTAAATCCTGCAAAAACATTATGTGCCCAATAATTTCTATGAACACTATCTGAAGATCCGCGAAGAATTTTCATTCCAGTAATAAGATCTTCTGAACTTATAAAAGCACTTCCAGTAGTTAATGGTGGATTATGAAAAGCTCCAGGTCTTCCAACTCCACCTAAAGATCCAAAGTTCATTAAAGAAAGAGTAATTTCTAATCCAGTAGAACTTAAAACTTTTGAAACATATCCATCATATCTTGCTTGTGTTAATGTAATTCCAGAAGCTATAAAAGTTCCTGCTCCTCTATTGAAAACATCTACTACAACACTTTCGCCAGTATATCCTGTGATTGGAGATGTATAAAAAACATTAAATTGATCTAAATATTGAGAACTATTTCTTTCTATTCTAGTAATTCCAGTAAAAGCATTTGATGGTGCACTTCTAGTTAATGTCCAAGCGTCTGTTTGAGTTGATGTACCCCTTTGAGCTGGAACAAAATTATTATTAACATTTAATGCGCCAAGAGCAATTCCAACTTTATAAACATTTGTTGAGCCATATGCTGGATCAAGTCCAGTAGCTCTTGTTACAACTGTTCCATTATAAGTATTAGCAACAATTCCAGCAACTCCAGGAAATACTCTTAGATAAACTAAGTCTCCAGTTGAATGTAAATATTGAGAAGTTGGTTGGCTATTTATTGCGTAAGCTAATTCTACTAAACCTGTTCCTGGAGGCGTTACAACTGTTGTGCCAGTTGTTGTTAAATATAACTCTGTAAGATTAGAGGTAGGAAATGTTTGATCACTAGCGCCTTTTGCTTCTAATGTTGTTAAGTGAATTAAATCTCTTAGGTTGTCGTTTCCATTTGGTCTTGTTGTAGGAGAAAATTGATAGCTTTTGTAATTTGTATTTGTATCCGTTGAGTATCTGCCGTTAAATGATCCTGGATTACTTGGTCCAGCTGAAAAAAATAAATGAAAATGATCTGAAGCATTTGTAAAATTAGCACTTCCTGCATCTAATGATAAACCATGAACCAATCTTCCTCGACCTTCAATATCTAAAGGTCTATTGGGATCCATTCCACTTGTTAAAGCATATTTAAATCCTGCTCCGAATGAAGAGCTTACATTAGTATTAATTGTAACTATTCCACTTTCACTATTTATATTTAATCCAGTTCCAATGTCAAATGCTCTTCCAGATGGCTCTATTCTAAGTGAATTAAATATTTTATTTCCACTAATATTTTGATTTCCAGTATTGTAAACTAAATTATTAGCATAAACTTGTTGAAATATACCAGTATATCCACTTATGTTTCCTGTGACTGTTGTATCAATTATTTCATTGTACCTTAGAGTACCAGCAATAGTAACATCTCCAGATACATTTAAATTATTTAAAAAAGTTTTATTGCCAGATATATTTTGATTGCCTGTTAAAAGTACTGTGCCACTTGAAAAAACAGCTAGAGCTGCTTGCTCTGCAAAATCTATAAGTAATCCACTTTCTGAAGATATAGAATCTACAAAAAATCCACTTAAATCTGGTTGATCGAGTTGTTTTACTCTGATTAAATTAGCCATAACTTAAACCTTACTATGATAAAGTATGCTAGCTAAGTAACTATCAACTTGATGATCACAAGCGATAGAATTTACGCTAGCAACAGCTTCTTGATTTTGATCAACTGGTTGTTTAACATAATCTTCTATTTTAGAAATCCAATTTTCTGGAGCTTCATTGGCAATGATTATTTTGGCAATTTGTTCTGATACTTCTTTTTGATTGTAGCTTAATTTCTTAAGGTTGTGTTTTTTGCGAAGATTAGCTGCAACTTCTTCTTCTAGTTTTTGAGCAAGCACAAGATTTTCTTTTACTTTTACTAGGCTGTATTTTTCTTCTGTAGAAGCTTTAGATTGTCTTCCTTCGCCAATTGGTTTAACATTTTTTGTTGACTGAGGTATGCCAGTAGTTCCACTTGGCCTACCTGCTTCGCCTGAACCGATTTTTGGTCCACCAATTAATGGCTGATATAAACCTTGATCTTTAAGATCTTTGAATCTTTGTTGTGATTCTACTGATTCTTCTGAAGTTGGTAACCGTCCAGTATCAATTGCTTTCATTCCTTCTTCTGGAGTTAAAATACCAAGTTCAATAAGACGATTATAAACTCTTGCATATTGTATATCATCTTTTAAATCAATATCTTCAAAACATGGAGTTGGATAATTTTTAAATCCAAGATCTTTACTGATTCTACGTATTTCTGGAATAAGAAATTCATTAATAAATGCTTCGCGAGCTTGTTTTAATCTTTCAATAAATACTTGAACTTTAATATTTGTATTAGCAAACTTTTCATCACCAATAAGAATATTATTTAAACCAATTTTAATATCTCTATCAACAACTTCGTACTTTTCTGGACCAATAAGATTACCAATATCTGGAATAACGAATTGAGCTTTTGTTGTATAATCTGCAATTAGAACACGACCAACACTTTGATTTTCAAAAAGCTTTTGCATTGCCTCAAGATTCTTTTGATTGATGCCACCATTATCTGGAGTATCTCCCATGGTAATAAGCAAAACTGATTGTTGCATTGTGCGAGTAATAGCCATATCCATTTTCTTCATCTCAGCTTTCCAATTAATATCTTCTAATACTGGAAAACCCATTGGTACCGCAAATGGCTCGTAATCTTGTTTCTTATAAAATACAGCGCAAAGTCTTTGTGCGTCTAATGGCATTGTTAAAACACCAATTGTTTTTGATTGAATTAATTTTTTAGTTTCTTCTGGAAGACTATTAAGTACTTCTTTATCTTCATCTGTTTTTGGATTTTTTAATCTTTCTAATTCATAATCACTAAGAAGTTTGTAATATCTTCCAGTTGAAAAATTGATACTTCCACCAATTTGAATATCTGCTGGATTTAAAACAATATATCTTGATGGTAAATTAACTGCAGCTTTAGATGTATTTAAACCAAATGTTTGAGTAATTTTTGTTACATCTGCATCACTAACTTTTGTATCAAAACGATAAATAAATGTATTACCAGAGCGATAATATTCTCTGAAAAACTTATCTTGAAAATCCCATAAATTAATCTTTTTAAATAAAGCTTCAAAGAATGTTCTTGATTTTGAACTTCCATCTTTAAAGTAAATATTACTAGAAGAAAACTCAGTCATCAAGTCAATAGTATTTCTAAATATAGCAAAATTATAATAGCATTTTTGACATAGAATAACCGCATCGCGGATATTCATATTAGAGTTATTTTTGATTCCAGTTGAATATTTAAATGGTATTAATCCATCATCAATGTTTTTATATCTATCTGTTCTTATTATTGAACTAGCAGCATTTCTTCTAACTGAAGTATAGTCTGGATTAGATCCATTAGAAGCTTTACTCTCATAGCTACTAGAAGCATGACTTACCATTATTGGTGCTATGTCTGGATTTTTGTCGATTTTTTGGTCTTTTTTAGATTTTTTAGCCATTTTACTTCAAATATTACACTTTATATAAGATTATAGCTATTAAAATATTGAATAACTAAATTTTATTTACAGAATAAATTAAATTATTTTGTTTTATATATTCTAATAATTCTTCTTCTGTATTAGAAATAACCATAGTGAATGAGCTAGATGTGTACCCAGAACATTGTAATGGTTCTATTGCAATTACTTTGGTATCAGCATCATAAATCATCCACCACTCTTGATCTGTGGTATGAACTTCATCTGGAAAGGGGATAACCTGTTCTACATTTACATTTTGGTTGGAATAAATTTTCATATTAAATTTGTTGTTACTGTCCATCCTCGTGAAACAAGAGTTGCTTTGTCGGTTATTCCTTGGCCTGTGGGCGCTGAATTGGTGCCACCTAAATTCAAAACTCTAACGCCAGTTGTGTTGTTTGCTGCCACAAAAGCTGCTAAGATTGCATTTACTGGTGTGGAGGTTAATTGATTATTCTGTGCTTGAAACTGCCCAAGAATATTAGAAACAGAGCCACCAGCAAAACCAGTGAGTTGGTTTGTGTGGCAAATAAACTGTTGCAAAGCACTCAAGCTGTTCAAGCTGGGTATGGATCCTGAGAGCTGGTTTGTGTTGCAAATAAACTGTTGCAAATTAGTCAATCCACTCAAGCTGGGCATGGATCCTGAGAGCTGGTTTGTGCTGCAAATAAACTGTTGCAAATTATTCAATCCATCCAAGCTGGGAATGGGTCCTGTGAGTTGGTTTACATTGCAAATAAACTGTTGCAAATTATTCAATCCACTCAATGCAGGAATGGATCCTGTAAGCCGGTTTGTGTGGCAAATAAACTGTTGCAAATTATTCAATCCACTCAATGCAGGAATGGATCCTGTAAGCCGGTTTGTATTGCAAACAAACTTTTGCAAATTAGTCAATCCACTCAAGCTGGGTATGGATCCTGAGAGCTGGTTTACATTGCAAATAAACTGTTGCAAAGCACTCAAGCTGTTCAAGCTGGGTATGGATCCTGAGAGCTGGTTTGTGCTGCAAATAAACTGTTGCAAATTAGTCAATCCACTCAAGCTGGGCATGGATCCTGAGAGCTGGTTTGTGCTGCAAATAAACTGTTGCAAATTATTCAATCCATCCAAGCTGGGAATGGGTCCTGTGAGTTGGTTTACATTGCAAATAAACTGTTGCAAATTATTCAATCCACTCAATGCAGGAATGGATCCTGTAAGCCGGTTTGTGTGGCAAATAAACTGTTGCAAATTATTCAATCCACTCAATGCAGGAATGGATCCTGTAAGCCGGTTTGTATTGCAAAGAAATTCAGTCAAATTTGTCAAGCTACTCAATGCAGGAATGGATCCTGAGAGCCGGTTTGTGTTGCAATTAAATATACTTAAATTACTTAATCCACTCAAAGCAGGAATAGGTCCTGTGAGTTGATTTGATTCACATTTAAATTCAACCAAATTTGTCAAGCTACTCAAAACAGGAATAGATCCTGTGAATCCATTGTTATCAGCATGAAAAACAAGCAACTTGGTCAACCCACTGAGGCTGGGCAACGGTCCTGTAAGTTGATTAAATGCACAATAAAAATATACTAAATTTGTTGTTGCGCTCAAAGCAGGTATGGATCCTGTGAGTAGATTATTATTGCATAAAAAAACTTTCAAGAAACTCAATCCACTCAAAGCAGGAATAGGTCCTGTGAGTTGATTTGATTCACATTTAAATTCAACCAAATTTGTCAAGCTACTCAACTGGGGTATGGGCCCAGACAGGTTATTCCTAGAGCAAAAAAACTGTCTTAACAATGGAGAACCTGAGAGTGCAGGAATGTATCCTATGAGTTGATTTTGCGCCAAGTTTAAATACCTAAGATTTGTTTTATTACTTAAATTAAAAAATGTATCAATTTGATTATTTTTTAAATCTATTCCACTAATTAATGTACTCGCTCCATCGAATCCATAAATTTTTTGTAATGTTGTATTTGTGCATGTTAGATCAACAAGATTATTAAAATTTGATAAATCTATTGCATATAAATTAGTGCCATTAGCAATATTTATTTTTTGTATTTGCTCTGGATAAGTAATTTCTATTGTTTGGGACATGCCTTTTTCCTTAATTATAAGTTACACATTATATCATCCTAGGAGTAAAGCTATCATTTTGAACTTCTTCTTTTACTGCATTCATATCATGATAGCATTTTAACCCCCAATTTGCTAACATTAAAGCTGAATAATTATCTTTTCTGGCTTTATTAGCTGAAGTGCTTCTTTTTAAATGCTGAGGTAAATCAAAAGTTTGAGTTCCTCGACTGGTAGATGAATGCTCTACTAATGTACATTGTTTTTTAGTTTGATATATAAAATCATCTTGGTTTTCAATAAAATCTAATATAGTCCAATCTTTTTTGTCTTCTGATTTCATTAATTCAATTGGCGCACCACGATTTATAGCTTCGTTAAAGAACTCTTCATTAGCTCCAGTTTTACTTGCAAACCATATTTTCTTATAATCAATACAAGCTTGTAAATGTTCATTTGCTTTACGAATAAATGTGCTTGTAAATACTTGATTAAAAGCTATTCTTTTATCTTCTAGATTATATTTCTTTCTAGCATTCCTAATCATCATCTCGTAGTCTAAACCTTCAAGATCAGAATCGACATCAAATGTTTTAATTTCTAATTTTTGTTTTTTAAATAATTCAGACTCATTACATGAAGCTAAGAATACGTCTGCACCAGCATTATCTAAAATGATTGTAACAATATTAAAGTTACTCATAATATAAGAAAGGTAAGCTACGTGATTTTTTAAATTACCTAGACCAGCGTAAGTATGAACTAATATGCCATGCCCTTTCTCCTCATCTACTTCTAAAACGGCCATAGCAAAATAATCTGCATTAGGACTATCACTCATATTAGGATCAATACCAAGAATATATTTTTTGCCAGATTCACCCTTTAATAATGTATGAGGTTTTTCATTAAACTTTAATGTGCATTCTTCCATTTTCTTTGCGTTAAAATAACTATCACTACCATCTGTGAATCTAGCGCAATACTCTCTTAAGAAACTACTATGACTTGATCCTCCAGCTTGAGCTTCTTCAATAATTGTTTTATCAATCATTTCTTCTGGAAGAGCTTCGTAACTCAGCTGACTAACAAAGTAAGTCGCTTCGCCTCTTTCATTGTTTGTTATTTTTTCTGACCATTCGCTATAAACTTTATATAAATTTTCAAAAGTATAACTCGCAGATGAGAAAGCTAACATCTTACTTGTGTTTTCAAAAACCATTCTATCTTCTTCTTTCATTGAGCCTTCTTCGATTAATTTATCTTCTAGCTCTCTGATTTCCATACGCTCTTTAATATTTTGTGGTGCAACTAAGAATGGCATCAATACGTTTTTAATGATCTCTTCTGGAAGCAAAAGAAACTCGTCCAATACTAGAATGTTTGCACGAAAGCCTCGAATCTTTTCTCCGTTAAGAGGAATTGCTACGATGCTTCCGCCATTAATTTGCCATTCGAACTGATCATTTCTTTTTGCTTTAGCACCAAAACATTGAGCAAGTAATTCGGCTCCAGGACTTTGAACAATCTTTTCTAAGTTGTTAAAAATAAATCTTGCAGTTCTAAATGTTGGTCCAGCAATAAGAATTTTAGTATTAGGTTCAAATATGCATTGAAGAAAACAAAATACTGCTGCTGTAAAACTCTTACCGCAACCACGACCGAATACGCACATATTGAAATTACGATTAAAGAATGATTTAAGATGTATCTCTTGATATGGAGCAAGCTTAACTCCACTAATTAATTCTGTTGTAAATCCAATATTAGCTCTTAAAAATTTTGCTAATGATATTTTTGCTTCTTTATCATTAAGATAACCCTTCATTTCCATTAACTCAGCGTTAACGTCTTTAACTTCTCTTATGTATTTATCTGGACAATATATCATAACATTTTTAGATCATATGCTAATTGTAGATCTACTTTTTTATAGAAACATTTAGATGCTAATATAACTTCTATTGTTCTTTTCATCTCTTCTCTACCATCTACAAATAGAAATTGTAGATTATCATAATCTTGTATTAATGATCTTACATTATGGAATATAAATTCTGGAGTAGCTTTAATCTTTTTGCTAATATGTGGTAAATATTGGAAGCTCAAAGCATTTTGGAGTTTCTCTTCTACAACTACAACAATATACGCATTATTGATTTTAGCCTTCTCTATTTCGTTTTTAAATCTATTTAAATTGCCACTACTTAAAGTACTAATAAAGTCACTTAAGCTTTTACGTTCAATATAGCAATTGCAATTATCATTTGAGCAAGTATAGTCGCCATATGGTAATGTCTTAATCTCAAAAGGTATATTAAATTTAAGCCAGCTTTGTTCTCTGGTATCAACATATATGGTATCTTTTGTTGTTAATTTGTTTTGAAATTGGTGAGCTATATTTTTAGGATGTATATACTTATTTTCTAAACCTACTTCTGAACATAGATCATAATAATCATTAAAAATCTTATTATAAAATACAACCGATGGACTCATAATAGTTCTTAACTCTACTTGAGTTGGTGAATAGATGATTTTCTTTTCTTCTTTGCGTTTAACTAGTAATGATTTACAATATTCTTGGGCTTTTTCTGGTGATTGCTCTTTGAGCCATTTTTTCATGTTATTCTTATCATTGAAATCGCTATTAAAGTATTGCTCTTTGCTTTTAAAGTTAAGAGTTTCGCCAGTTAATAAATCTTTTTTAGGATAATATGTATGATAGTATTTTTCTTTGTTTAAACCATATCCTCTAAGCGAAAGATGCAAGCTCTTTTCGTCTTTGAATTCTTTTCCATCGACTTTACAAATAACTGGCATAACATTAACCATTTAATATTTCGTCTTTAGATATTCCTAGAATCTTGCATTTAATTTCTTCCATAGATGAGAGCCTATCGATCTCTTTTTCGATACTTTTCTTTCTCATCTCTGCCATCTTAATTAATTTAGCTCTGCTCTCTTCTTCTTTCCACATTTGTACAAGATTAATAATTGAAGCTGTTTCTTTTACTTGTTTACTTAACTTATCACTACGTTTTACTTTAAGATCGTTGTTTAATTTTTGTTGACGATTAACGCAATCGTTATATTCTTTTCTAGCAGTATTACTTGCTTCTACTAATGCCATTGGAATCTTGCCGTCTTCTTGAATTGCAATATCAATTTGATGTTGAAGAACATTAATTGTTCCTTGGATACTAGATGAGATCACTACTTCTGTGCAAAGTACAATATATTGATCTACTTCTTCTTGAGATAAATCGCCTTTGTCATAAGTATATCTTACAAAGCTACTTTCAAATAGTTCGCGATCTGGCTCATTGTCATAAATATTAATTTGATGAATAAATCTATGAGTATTCATATAGCCAATCAGTGAATTAATTTCTTTTTTGTGTTTGTGAGTAAGTTTATTTTTATCTATACCATCTAAGACATATTTATTAATCTTTGCTATCATTCTTTCTTCGCTACGTGGTGGTCTATATCCTTCTGTGGCTGCATTTTCATTTTGATCGTTATGATATTTAACATTGTTTGGTATAGTTTTCATATACTCAAGAATACTTCTTGTTTCTTGGCACAAATTAGTTAATGATTCATTTTTAAATAAAATCTTTGCTACTTCTAGTCCAGTCATTGTGTGACAATTATTTGTTACATATTCTTTTTGTTCAAGAGTTAATTCTATAAGACCTTTGGCTTCGTATTCGTGACTTTTGCGTGGTTTGATTTGTCTAGAAGCTAAAAATTGTTTTACAGCTTTGCCTTCTTTGCTTCTGCCATCAAGATCATCTCTATCAAAAGCTAACTTAACAAGTTCAGCTAAAGATGGAGGATTACTTGGCCTATCATTCCATTCTTTTAATAGTTTTAATTGTTGTTCTTCTGTTAATATTAAAATATCTTCGCTCATATAATATCTATATCTCCATTATACAAATGCTTTTTAACTTTTAATATAATAGCTTTCTTTAAATTTTTAATTTGTTTGTATCCTGCCATTCTATTCTTTTCGCTAGTTCTATAACCCATTAATTTTGCAACTTGCTCTTCGCTCTTGCCATCAACATAAAGATATTGATATATTTTCCACTCAATAGGCTTTAATACTGTTTGCATTTTATTGTGTACATTTTTTGCAGTAGCTTCTACGTTGAAATCATTCTCTTTCATATTACCGATTTCATTGGTATGATTTTCTAAACTTACTGTTAATTTAGTATCATGTGCGCTTTTCTTATTCTTTTCCCAATTTGCGTATAATGGACAAGCTGAACATTGTTTGCTATAAATTCCACAACCATCTTCGCTTTCTGCAGCAGAACATTTTAAGCAAGGTCTAGTATAATTACTATAATTGTTTCTTATTAGATTTTTAATTTGATTACTTATAATTCGATTCACCCAAGGAGCAAGAGGCTTCTTGTGATCGTAAAGATGCCATTTTTTATAGATATGAAATCTTAATATTTGAGAAACATCACTAAAATCCATCCAAGCAATAGCTGTTAAATTCCACTTATTTTTTCTTTTTAAAATTTCAGAGTTGATTCCTTCGATACAATCTTCAAATATTGGACGTTTAGCCATCTTTCTGGCCCTTGCGACGCTTTACTGGCTGAGTTACTGAACGAGATGATGGACGAATAGCTCCGCCCTCTTTCGCAAAGTCTTCCATTACTTTCTTTTTGTCTACTTTTTCAAAAGTCTTATTTTTTCTTAATTGATTATCCTCTCCTCTTGAAGAACCCATAATTGATCCTAATGTTTCTTTGCCTCTTGAGGAAACGTCTATATCAAATGTTAAATCGCTAATTTCTGGTACGTGATCTACTTCTGTCGCCTCTATTTCTTCATCCTCGTAATCTTCTGGTTCAATATTTGGTCTTTTAGCTATTGTAGGTTTTTGCATTAATACCTTTTGTACTACTTTTTCTTCTTTTTTGACTACTTGACCAGTAAAAGAAGATCCACAAGAACTGCAAAATTTAGGTTTACTTAATGAATATTCGGTTGGTCCACCACACTCAGGACAGTATATTTTTAACATATATTATTATATGCTAAATAAAGACTATATTCTAAATATTTAAATTAACTTCTTTCCCAGCAAATATAATTTGGGTTCAATCCACTAACACTAACTACTCCAGCATAATTAAGATCACTCAAGCTTCCACCATCGCCAGCTCCAGAAGCGGTAGCTGATGCTAAAACAAAATTAAATGAATTAGAAGCAGCAGAAGTTCCGTATTTTACATAAAGATTACCGCTTTGTAAATTTTGAATATAAAGTTCTTCGCGATCAGCATTTGCTTGTAGAACTGTTCCATTTGTTCCGCTTACTGTAAAATTAGATATTGGGTCTGCTGGGGTAGCATCATAAGTTAAATTTATTCTTTTTTCAGAAGCATCTGTTGTTGTGAGGTTAGACATATTAAATATGATTACACATTTTTTTAAAAATAATATCTTATTTTATTTCTTCAAACTTCTCAATAATATAGGCTAAGATATCGTTTCTCATAATATCTTCTCGTCCAAATTTAAATGTACATATGCCTTTATCTTTACTTTTCTTATCGTCAAAAAGGTTGTATATTCTATCAAATCCACTATTTCTAATATCTGATTGTCTAATATCTCCAATTAATATTAATTTACTAAATTTACCCATTCTTGTGGTAATAAGTAGTAAATCATGTATACTAAGATTTTGAGCTTCGTCGCAGATAATATAACTAGCATTGATGCTGAGTCCACGTAAAAATCCTACTGGTAATCCCTTAACTCTTTCTTGTTTGAGTAGCATTTCGACTTGTCCCTTTGGTAATAGTTCATGAAGTTTATCCATTAGCGGTTGAAGATAAGGATCAAGTTTGCTATGAAGATCGCCCTTAAGAAATCCTAGATTATGAGAAGAGCTTTCTACTGGATTACGAATATAAAATATTTCACCAATCTTTTTTTGATTTATAGCATTTAAAGCTGCATAGACTGAAAGCAAACTCTTTGCTGTTCCTGCTGGACCTTTACAGAATACCATTTTGGTACTCTTATCTTGAAGTAATTGAATAAATTTCTTTTGATTGTCTGTCCATTGTAATTCGCGAATATTCAAGAACCCTTCAATTTTATCTCTTTGAGGAACAGGGACTGACTTATCTTCTTTTTGCTTATGTTTTTTAGACATGTAACTTACAACAAATATTACACTATTTTAGTAATAATATCTATTTTATATTTGGGTCAGCAAGATCTGGATTATGTAATGGTTTAGTTCCGCGTTTATATTCTTGAAAAATATTTTTAATAACTTCTACTGGTTTTTCTACTATCTTTTCTATTATTTTTGTTTCGACTATAGGAGTTTGTTCTTCTTTTCTATTAGTTGATATGTTGTAAGCTAACAATAAACATACTGCTAGTGGATCAAATACTGCTACAATAATTAAAATAAATAACTTAACTACAGTTTCTATTTTTACATTAAATGCTTCTGCTATGAATTTGTATGTACCAATATCAGATTTGCTAATTTGTTTTCTTAGATCTATGATAGAAGTGTCAAGAGAGTTGACTTCTGATAATAAATTAACGTTAATATTATTGATTTTTTCTACATTTGATTCTAATGATGATATACTAACTTGCATTCCTTCTAGAGTTTTAGATTTTAATTCTACTGATTTTTTATCTACTACTTTTTCTTGAGTATCATTTCCAAAGAAGCCACCAGATTTAGTTACTGTTGTGGTTGTGGATTGATCTAATACTTTAGATAGATTGTTTTCTTGATTCTTCCGAGTCTCTGTTAAACTCTTAACTCTTTCGTTATTCGAAGCTATTTGATCTTTTAATGAACTCTTTTTGCCTTCTAGTAATGATACTTGAGATTCAATACTATCTATGTTACTTTTGGTTGAATAGAAAGCTTGACTTAAGAATCCAAATATACCAAGACTAGTAATGCCCATGAGAACCACAACCGCTGCTAATAAATATGATTTGATAATATTATTAATTTTTCGCCAATATCTATATAAAAAGCTAGTTGCCATTATCTTGCCAAACTCTAAACTGCTAGCCATAACTATAGCTGCATAAAAACTACCAGAGAATAATAATCCTATACCTTTAACTGAAAAGAAAGCTCCACATCCTGCTAAGAATAGAGCTGATAATCCTAATAATCTATTAAATGAGAGTAAATTCCTCACATTTAGATTACACTACTTATTTAGTCTTCTTAAATGATAAGGTAGGTATATTCTCGCCATCACATTCGTATGGTTGCATAAATGACCATGATACTCCATCGTTCCATTGTTGTTGATAGCTTAGGCTTGTAGAGAATATCTTACCTGCTGATGCTGGTGAATTTAAGACTTCTTCTATTGTTAAGTTTTTCTTTTTTAAGTCTTTAATAGGAATAACCATTTTTTTAGATTCATTTTCAAATAGTGATTTATTTTGATATGGAGGAGAAATAACTTGATAAGAAGACCATGATAGCTCGTCTTTATTTTTATTGTATTGTAGTTTTATGAGCCATTTTTGATCTTCGCATTTATATGAAACTGTTCCACTACATTTTTGTATATTAAATGCTTTTTGCGATTGTATTGTTCTAAGAAGATAAACTTCTTGACAATAAGCTGAATAGGGCAATATAAAAGCTAATAATACTATTAATTTTTTCACTATCTTATTACTATAACCTATATATACCTTATATTCAAGATAAAACTTGCTTATATATTAAAACTAGGGTAATATAAAAAGATGAGAATACTACTATTTGCCGCTATTAGTTTAATTTTAAGTAATGTATCATATGGTCAAAGTAAGTATTACTCTTATAGTAAACAAATTAAAGAACGAGAACAGGCTTTAAATAGCTTTGATTTTAGCCAATATAATCCTCTAGTAGAAAAGCAAATGAGAGAAGACTTTGATAACTTTAAAGCTGAAATGGAAAGAGCTAGATCACAAGATCCACAAGTTAAAGCTGAGATTGCAGCTCATAGAGCTTATAGAGATAAACAAAGAGCTAATCTTGAAAGATGGTCTAAGAAGATACCTCAAACAATAAAGTCAAACAGAAGAGTAATAGAGGTAGAGTAGTTTATTTGCCAACTTCGAGGTAATAAGAAACGTTGGGCGTGGGTAATTTTTGGGTTTTCTTTTTAACAATTAACTGTTGTTCTTGTTTAGCTTCTACTCTTGGCGCTATTGGAATTTTTATTTCTTGTTTTTTGTAATCTTTGTATAAGTAGGTTAAACAAGCTATTAGTAGTATGTATAGGAATGTTTTATGTTGTTTTTTCATTAAATTATATTACACAGCGCCCAAATAGAACCTATATATAATAAGACTTTATAAATAAAAATAGTCCCGTGGATTTTTTTACTTTGATATATTAATGTAGTATAAGAGTATTATAATAGATTTAAAAAAGGGGGTACCCTATAAGAGATATAATTAGTTATTTATATATAGAAGAATAGATTTATTAGTTTGGGGAGAATGATATTAGTACCCCCGCGCCAATTTTCTGAAAATGTAGAAGGCTATTTTTTCAAAAATGGGGGTATATTGTATGGCAATCTCCCTAAGTCGTTGATGTTCAATGAAATTTAAATGCAATAAAATGCCTAGAATCACTTGACGAACAGCTTAAGTGTGATAGAGTATAGGTATGAAAAGAATAAGTAAATACGAGCAACTAATCCTCAACCTTAACAAAGCAAGCCAAGAGTTAAAAGAAGCCACAAACAAGGCTATCCAAACTCTTGACTCTCACGCT